GCTCGGGGAACGTGTCCGGTGACGCGATCCACACCGCGCGGTTGAGCGACGCGGGCAGCATGCGCGCGAACATGCCGACCAGGTTCTCCCAGACGATCGTGGCAGCCGCCTGGCCAGCCTGCGCGGCCTGAGCGACGGCGGCCGGGTTGTTCGCGCCGACGAAGCCGAGCGGCTCCCCGGCGCCGGTCCCGCGCATGAACGCGAGATCCTCGAAGAACGCCAGTACCTCGGGGAACGCCTGGTCAATGAACGCCGTGAGGCTCAGGATCGAGTCCTGCGTGAGCTCGTTCGGAAGTTCGGCGTACGCGGTGAGCTTCTTCGCCTCGAGCATGACCCGGCCGAAACGCGCCTGTGTCGCGGTGAGCGCGGCGCCTTCCTCGGTCCAGTACGCGACCATGCCGCCGTAGACCGATCCGACGTTCGTGGTCGAGTCGATCATCGGGAACGGTACGCGGAGCGTCTCCATCGGGATCACGCGTGCGCGCGGCCGCACGACGGCGCTCTCGAGCGACACGCGCAAGAGCTCCGCGCGCAACGACTCGGGGATGAGGAAGCCCCCCGCGTCCGGCACCACCGAGGAGTACGCGTTGCGAATCCGCGTCATCTTCTCAGACGTCGCCGCGGTCGGCGGCTTGGACATCCCGCGCACCTCGGCCACCGACCGGAAATAGTCGGCCGCGTCCTCGAAGTCGCCTTCGATCTCGGCGCCGGGCGCCTTCGTGTTGTAGTGCGCGGCGTACTTGTTCCCGCCCCTCGGCGGGCCGCTGTACGGCGAGAGGTTGAGTCGCTTCACCTCGTCCAGCTGGTTGTCGCGCAGCCAGCTGAGCATGGCCTTCTGCGTCTCGTTCGCGACGTTGCGCGCGAGATCGGTGTCCGGTCCCTGCTGCGCCTTCGCGTACTGCTCGACAAACGTCTTGAAAGCGTCGCGGTTGGAGATCACCGAGCGGAGCCGCCCCGGGTCGTTGATCATCTCTTCGAGCTCGGCGGAGTTCTTCGGTACCGGAATGTCCTTCGGCGGTACCTCGGTCGCGCGGTTGAACACGCGGCCGACGTCACGCGGGTCGATGCCGAGCGCGGCCAGACGTGACCGCATGCCGGGGGTGAGCCTGCTCATACGTTTTCCCTTTCCCAGAATGCGGCCGCGAACGGCTGATCATCGTTCGTTGACGGTGAGAATAGACCACTAGCCAGCGCGAACCAATCATCGCTGACCGGTTCGACGTCGACCGGCGCCGGTTCGGTCGGCTCCGACTCTGGGCTCGTGGCCGGTGCCGGCGCGTGCTCGCGGCCGGCGTACGCGAAGATCGACAAGTCCCACCGGTCGACCGGCGACGGTTCGGCGTCGTCCGGCTCGGCGCCGGTCATCTCGTCGGCCAGCCCCGCGGCGACCGCCTCCGCCGCCGAGAACCATGTCTCGGCGAGCATCATGTTCCGCCAGTGCTCGACGGTACCGCCGGCTTTCTGCGCGTAGATGTCCGCGATGTTGTCCGAGAGCTTGCCCAGAAGCTCGGCCATGGTGCGCATCTCGGTTGCGTTGCCGATCACCACGCCGATAGCGTCGTGGATCATCATCTGTGCGTTGCGCTCGACGACCACCCGGTTGCCGGACATGGCGATGAAGCTCGCCGCGCTGGCCGCGAGGCCGTCCACGTAGACGGTGACCTCGGCCGGATGGTTGCGGATCGCGTTGTAGATCGCGATCCCATCGAAGACCTCACCGCCGGGCGAGTTGACGTGCAGGTCGATGTTGGGTGTCGAGATGGCCTGTAGCTGGCCGATGAAGTCGGCCGCGCTCGTGCCCCAGAAGCCGATCTCGTCGTAGATGTAGACCTCAGTCGTACCGTTGCCGGCGTTGGAGATCCGGAACCAGTCGTGAGCCGGCGTGCGCTTCGCCCGGTTGCTCCACTGTGGACGCTGCACGGTGGACAGGTCGAGCGCGTCGGCGAGGTTGAACACGAACGGCCAGCGGCGCGGCGCCGGCTGCCGGTACCCCGCGAGCTCGCGCCGGATCGCACGCGACTGGTACACGAGCGGGACGAACGCGAGCACGCTCACCAACGGAGCGAGATAGGCGCCGCTGGCCAACGTCGCCAACCCGACACCGAAGACGCCGAGCGCGACGCGTCCCCAGACAGTTTCGAGCAACCGCTGAACTGCTCGCCTCATGACCCCTCCACCCGAAACGCCACCTTGCCATTGCTCCACCCGTCACGCTCGAGGTTGGCGTACGCCTGGCGAGCCGAGCCGGACACGCGCGCGACCATATCGAAAAGCTCCTGAACCATCGGCGGTCCAGAAAATGTGATCTTGCCAGAGTCGCCGCGGTCGACCGAGCCGAGCGCGCGACCGACGTCGCCGCTGTCGGCCACCGCGACGAGCAACAGCCTAGCCATAGAGATCGACCTTCCCCGCGGCGCGCTCGGCGAGCTCGTCCAGCGCGGACAGCATGCCGTCGAACCATGACTCGCGGCCGAGCTTGCGGAAGTCTGCGCGCAGCGCCTTGAGCCGGCGTCGCACCTCGGCTACGTCGGACAGCGTAAGAGGGTTCGTCGCGCGCCACTCGTTAAGATCAGCACGCAGCACGTAGGACTCGACCGGCTTACCGAGCACGTTTCCGCCGACGTCGGCCGGGTCGGCTGTCTCGCCGCGCATCGCGAACGCGAAACCGTGGTCGATCGAGACGAGACGGTCGTCACTGTCGATCATGATGTTGCCGTGGTTCGGGTCGTTGTGCGCAACCAGCGCATGGAACAGCCCCATGCGCCGACCCTCGTCCGAGTTGACCAGCCGTTCGACGATCTCGCGTTCGTACTCGCGGATGCGATGCGTGTTGATGTCCTCGAGCTCGCCGATCGACCTACCGCTCATCATCTCGAGCCATACCGACTCGGCGTCGGTGCGGTACGCACGCGGCACCGATACGTCGAGCGCCCGGCCGACCAGCGACGCGAGTTGCTCGGCGTCAGCCTGCGTACGCGGCGCGTCAGGGTCACCCCACTCTGGCGCCTGTTTCGAGATCACCTTACGGCCGTCGTCGAGCAGGCCCATCTTCGTCTCGGCCGACGCCCCGCCAGCGAGCCGCTTCCACTCGAGCTTGCCGGCGCGATCCGCCTTACGCACGTCCGCGACGAGCTCGCTCATCTCGGTGAGCCCGGCGTCCAGCTGCCGATGGAACGGCTTCGCGTCGGCAGGCACGCGCTTGGCGCCCGTCGTCTCCGGAGCGGCCGGCGCCGGCGCCTCAGGCCCCTGTGCCGCGGTCGCGTCCCATACCGCCACCATCGTGCCGCGACAGCGGTTGAGCCCCTCGCAGAAGATGTACGGCCCACCCCCGTACGCCAGCGTCGCGGCGTCCAGCGTCGGAAGCTCGTCGCCGTCGATGTGTCGACATGGGGCGCACGTGTTGCCGTCGAGCTTCTCGTGTGCGAAGTACCGTGCCCGCGGCGCCGCGCGCAGGGTGGCCAGCCGGCCGGCGTTCTGCGCACGGGTCAGCGCCCCGCCCAAGCTGTCGCGTGTCGAAGCGGTCGACAGCGAGCGAAGAAACTTCACGGCGTCACTGGCCACCGTGTCTCCGTCGGCGTCCGCGGTGTACGTGCGTAGCGCCTCACGAGCCGCCGAGTTGCTCATCGACTGGCCGAGCAGGCTTGCGACCGCTTCGGCGACCGGGCTGAGCTCGGCGCGCGGCGGTACCACGCGTTGGATCGTGACATCCTGGTCGGTCGCTTCGTCGACCACGTGCCCGGCTGCCGTACCAGCCATGTCGACCATCGCGTCCGTGAGCACGTCGGCGGCGTCCGCCGTCGGGACGCTCATCGCGCTGAGCGCCTTCGGGTTGCGATGGTTGACCGCAGAGCGCATCTGGTCGTAGAGCCGGTCACGCCAGTGCTCGGCGACGTCGGTCCACGCGCGCATGAGCTTGCCGAGCCGGCGTTCCCATGCCAGCTGGACCTTGTCCAGGTCGATCGCGTTCACGACGGCCCGCGTGTCGGTCGCGCCGAAGCGGTCGAGCCTGGTCAGCTGGGCGACGAACTCTGACCATTCGTCGTGTCGAACCAGCTGGTTGGCGGGGGGCTCCGGTACGTTGATATCTTCCGGCTGGCCGTTGCCGCCGGGCGCCGGGGAAGGGACCCCCGGAGGCGACGGCGCAGCCGGGACCCCGAGCCACACCAACGACTCGGGTAGCTCGAGCGCGTCCTTTACCGAGTTGCCGTCGAAGTGCGCCTCGACATACAGCTTCGCGGCGTTCGCCTTCGACTCGCGCTCGGCGTTGGCGACCTCTTTGTCTTCCTCTACGGGCGAGTCGTAGTCGAACTCGAGCCCGGTCGCCGTCGCGCCGAACAGCGGTAGAAAGTCGTTGTTCAGCCAGCCCTTCCACCGGTCGAGCCGGGGGACGGTGAGCAGCGAGTGAAACAACGTGATCCCGGACTCGGCCGTCGCGCGGTTCGGGATGTCGTCCAGTCCGATCATGAACGAGGGCATGCCGAATGCCTCACGAATGACCTCGCGGCCAACGCGCTGCAGGTCGACGAACTGCATATCCCGCATGGTGAACTTTGCAGTCGTCGCCCATTTTCCTTGTTCGATGATGCCGACCCGATGCGCGTTACCGATACCGCGATGCGTCTCGTTCCACCGCAGTTGCATCTCTTCCCACTCTTCGTCGGAGAGACGCTTCTCGACCTCGATAAGACCGCCCGGTGTAGCGTCGTTCAGGAAGAACCGACGGTTCCATTCAGTCGAGTACCGGATCGAGTCGATGGTCGACAGCAACGCCTGCACGACACCCATGCCGCGGTACGGGTCGCTCGGGTTTGGCATCCGGATAAGGCCAACCTCGGCGAGCGTGAGCGGCACTTCCTCGCCGTCAGGGTCGGTGTACACGTACCCCTGAATGAACCTCTTAGGATGCGTGACCGGCTTCATGCGGTCCGGCCGCGCGAACCATAGCTCTATCGGGAACTTGACACGCGGGTCGTACGACAGAAGCGGCCAACCTTCGCCGGTCAGGTCGATGTGCTGCTGTACCGACTCGACGAACTCCTGACGCGTAAAGAAGTCGTTCGGCGTGTTCCACACGTCGAGCGCGGCGTGCGAGGTGACCTCTACCCGGTCATCGTCGTTGCCGCTGACCGCTTTCCGCCAGAGATGCCATTCCGCTTTGGCCGTCGCCGTGCTGGTCCGGTTGACGATCGCAAAGAGCG